GAATTGGTGCAGCGACAGCCACGAGAGCTGCTGTGACAATTTGTCTGATGCTAGCGTCTGGGTTAGCGAGATACGTGCTTATTACAGCCACAAAGAGCGCACGACTGTAGGACTGGAACGCTTTCATTAGATTCTCCGCTTTCACCTTTTCCTCCTAGCATTGGTATATCAAATCGAGCAATCGAGTTATCGCCCAATTCAGTAAAACTTATGTGAATGTGATGCTCGTGTGGATTTAATCCGGTGTACGGCTTCCATTCAAACTTTGATTTTTGTGATGCGATGTTTTTGTTGAAGATTATGTACTTTATTCGTTTATCGGTTTTTGCACATATACGCAACTGATCCGCAAGATCGAACGCTGCCGATTTGTGGGATCGTAAATCCTTGTCAACATCAATGGCGCGAACCCAGCCAAACTCGTTAGGGTTATGGTCAGACACACGAGCCGAATGACGGGAATCACCGATCCATCCATCGGAAGATCGATCTCTGTCAAGGAAAGCATCATCGATTTGTTCGCGTAATGTCTTACCGGCTGCGCAAAGTTTTGGTTTCATCCAAGTAAAAGTTTTGCTTCGTCCTCTGTGATGCCCAAACGCTCAAGCAGTTCCGCCTTTTGTGCTGCTTTGAGTGCAGCTTCTTCATCGGCTGCCTTGCGATCTGCTTCGGCTTTTGCTGCATCTGCTTCCATCTGTGCGATTTCCTCTGCGGTAAGTTCCACCTCAGTTGAAATGCCTGTTGAGCAGTCCACTACGATTTTTGTTGGCATATTATTTCCTAACTGTTTTTGATTCCGTAAAGGGTTGCGGTGCAGTATTGAACGAAATTACCGCTATTGGGACTAATTGTTATTTGATTTATTGCGTCTGTGCTTGACCACAGCCCAGCAACAAATCCCAAAGAACCGTATGACGATGAATTTTCCTCAGAAACGTAATCCGATGAAATTGATTTATTGTTTGAACCAGCGTAATTTGGAAAATAAACTTCGGCGTTGGTAAACGTACTTGCCGTGGTAGCAGCACCGCCCATAATCATCAATCGAGGAGTAGTATTATTTGTTGACCAAACGTTAGTTCCATCGTATGCTTCCAACCATCTAAAACTTCTATTGGTAGTAACGTTATTTAATGAAAAATTCACAGCAACCGAACTCGCGTGTGCTCCAGCGGCATCACAACGCAAAGAAACTTTGAGACATAAGTCGGTATACGTTGCAGGAATTGAACTGAAATCAATCGTACTAGCCCCACCACTTCCAACAGTAACAGTAGCAATTTTGGTAAATGTCGCTGCCATTATGCCGCCTTGATTCCGTAGAGGGTAAAGGTAGAACCAGAAAGAAAATACCAGTTTGATGCAAGTAATAACTTTATTTGAGTTATGGCACTTGTTGAACGGTACAAATTAACTATTGCATCTGTTCCAAGTGAAGCATTATTACTTCTTGAAAGTATTGTCTTGTATGTTGTTGTATTAGCATAATTCATAAAGTGAGCAATGTTTACCATTGAGTAATTGTTTGTTGATTGATAACCCAAATAATCTAAACGTCCAGAATATGTTTGACTAGAGTATCTAGTGCTATATGCAGCGGAACCATTACCGCCAAGAGCAGTCCACGAATAACTATTACCTTGGTCGCTGTTCAATTCAAAGTTTAGGTCGGAAGCGGTACTTGAACCGCAATTTGATACAAGAACTAAATCTGTATATGTAGATGGTATTGATGAAAATGTTACAGTTGTTGTTGATGTACCACTTACGGTAGTCGTTGCAATTGGTTCGTATGTTGATGCCATTATGCTTTTATCCCGTATAGTGCGAAATGAGAATACTGTTGTAATGTTCCAGCGTTTGGATAAATTCTTATTGTGCTAATGGCCGAAGTGCTGCGCCAGTTACCAGAGAATAACCAGATGTAGCCACCAGTTCCGTTTATATCCGTACCAGACAAAACTCGTGTCGTTTTGTATTTATTGGTATCTGCATAATCCAATATAGATATGACAAACGCTGAAGGTTGTTGTGAAGTGGGACCAGAAGCGGCATAAGTATAAGAAAGGGGGGCTCCGTTACCAGAACCCGCGCTTGACCCAGTTCCGTAAAGATAGTGGGCAGAATAATTTGATGCGGTATCGCTGTTGAAACGCATCAAAATTCCTTCATCTGCTGAGTTTTTCATCATTCCACGAATTTCAAGATGGGAATAGGTAGATGGGATTGAAGTAAACTCAGCGTAAGACGTTCCACCAGCACCGACGGAAACAGTAGCAATTGATTCGTATGAACCAGTAACTAACTTTGACTTCGTTATCCCCGAAGCAATAATTCCTAAGATCAAGACAGGTCGCCCACAATGGTAAACGTGTTGCTTGCTGTGCAGATAATGGTCGCTGCACTGTATTGTGCGCGTAGTTTAGGTGCGCTTGCAGTTGCTCCAGTTGAAGTAATTGTTACTCCTGAGCCTTGTGCGAAGGTAACTTGTCCTGCACCGATTTGTTGGATATGTATTTGCTCGCCAGCCGAATAAACCGATGGTGGAACTGTTACGGTAATTGCAGAAGCATTTGATGCTGTGACTAATTTTCCTGAATCGGCAGCAACTAGTGTGTAAGTTGTTCCGGTTTGAGCGTTAAACGATAAATTCAATTTTGGTGCTGTGAGTGTTTTATTCGTTAAAGTCTGAGATGTTGACAAATCAACTGTGGTCGCTGTGTCGATTGAAAGAGTCACTGATCCGCTTGTGCCGCCACCTGATAATCCGGTTCCAGCAGTTACAGCAGTGATGTCACCTTGATCATTATTTATCCAAGTGAATGCCATATCGGTACCATTTGTCTTTGAAAGAATCTGTCCGGTCGTTCCACCTTTTAGCTGCGCCATTGATGTATCAATGCCACCGGCAAGTGTTCGAATCGCCGAAGCGCCATCCTTGACGTAATCGGTATCTGCTGGGGTTGTCCAGCCAAAGTTTGTTGTGCTAGGCATTAGGCTACGGCTCCAATCGCGGTTTCCCACGTAAGTGTACTAGATAACGTGTTCCAAGCCTCTGAGGCGCTTACGCTTTCCCATTTGACTGAAACGAGTGAATACGGTGTTGGTGAAGCGTTAAAGGTTAGCGATAGACCATTGACCGTCGATCTAAATGTCCATCCTTCAACGAAACCCTCGAACTGTCCTCCCACGATATTTTGCGGAAGGTTGGTTATGCGCACTGGCATCCCCATAAATATGTTAAGCAAAGCATCTCGGTCGCTGTTGTCAATCTCTGGAGATCCGACTGGGAATGTGATTGAATCAAATTTGGCATTCGGGTAGGCGCGCAGAGAGATGTATCGGTCGGCGATGGTTTGGGCATCGGTCGGACTGTGGATTAAAGAATTGATGGTTTCGGCTTGAAGTCCATAGGCAGTAATTGATGCGGTGCTTGTTGAAGTCTTTTGGCTGCCGAAGTTGTTGCCATAGTTAATGGCTATTTGATTGCGAATATCACCGGATCGAGTAAGTGTGCGAATTCCTTGCCAGAGAGCATCATTAGCGCTTAAATCAATATATCCGTTATTTGCCAGATAATCTTGTCGGTGTGCGGCATCGGCATAACCGACGTTTCCGTTAGCATCTTCGTAGAGATAGCCAAGACCAGATTGAGCAATAGCAGAAGCCAAAGAATAAATATCGGTTTCGCTTGACGAACGATTCTCCATCGTAAATTGTCCAGGAGTATCGATCTCACCAAGTCCGACGTTTCCTGCATTTGCCCAAGTTGTCGTTGCTGCGAAGTCGTTCCACGTAAACGCTGGATTTACTTCGCTCCAAGAATTGAGTAGTAGGCTTGCCAATAATGTGTAAATCTGATTGCCATCTTTATCTTGCGACAAAATGCCAGTCGTGATGGCTTTTGGCAATCGTGATAAAGCACCGAGAGCAGTGACTTGTGCGCTCGTAATGTATTGAACAGAACCAGCAGCTCGAACCGCTTCTGTTAAGTCAGTGACATAACCACCGAATAAAGCAACATAAGCGCCGGATGAATCTTTTACTTCGATTCGAATTGAGGAACCAACATTGAACGTAACTGCTTCATTTGTGTAATTAAGGATTTCGAATTGGCAATATCCGGCACGTGGTTGAGTGTTGATGTCCGTGCGACCAGATGTGATGACAAGGTTGTTGACCGTTACGGATTCATAAGTGGTTGAATCAACTGTAACGCGCCAAACCGGATTCCAAAGAGTCATATCACGCCATTAATGCGGTATTTGCGCCAGCACCACCGCGAGCGACTGAGGAATTGAGAACATCGATGATTTGGCGAGCAGTTGATTCTGGATCGATTGCGCCAGTGATGTTGATGTAAGTGTCTCCGGCGTATTCTCCCCGACCAACCGCACCCATTGGAACATTGACATTACTTACCGATGCGGCTGCTGCTATTGCGGCAGTTGATGCGCTTGATGTAACCGATGGGCTTACAGTAGGCGTTGATACGGTTGGAGTTGTTATCTTTGGTGTTGATGGCAAAACAAATTGTGATGCTGATGTAGTTGGCAAACTTGATGTGGAAAAACTTACTTTTGGAACATAAGCGATGTCTTGCCCTGGTTTAATTAAATTAATTCCTCGAATAATTGCATTAATACCATTAATTGAAGCATCAAGAATTGGTTGCAAAGCCTTAATACCAGCGGCAACTGCATCAATAATAAAAGCAACGACGTTTCCTAAAAACTTAAATTTAGCAAAGAAAACATCGAAAAGAAATGGAGCAAGCGTATTAGCAATGAAATTGTAAAGCCCGATAAATTCTTCTTTATTATCAGATATTGCCTTAATGACAGGATCTATTGCGGCTTTTTTGAATCTATCGAATTGAGGAATGGCAGTGTTGATAATAAAATCTAATAATTTTTGAATAATTGGTAATAAAGCAACGCCAATTGATTCTTTTGCTTCTTCAAACGTTTGTGTGAGTCTTGCGATTTGTCCTTGATAAGTTTGTGCTTGTGCTTGCGCTGCTCCACCAAACGTTTCATTAAGTCTTTGTTGTACTTGTTGAAATGACATCGACTTAAGTTCGGCAGCGGATAAGCCAACACCCAAACGAGCCAATGCCGTGTTGGAGCCATCGTATGCTTTAGCAATTGCGTTGGTTACTGATTCAAGTGGTTTTCCTGTCGCAGCACTGACATCGAGCGCTGTTGATAGAAGATCCTGCGCTTTGCTCAAATCATTTGTGGATAAAGCCAAACGCTGTAATGCCGGACGAAGATCTTTGTCCGATACACCATAAGCGAGTTGATATTTTAGAATTTGTTCTTCGACCGCTTTGATTTGTTCATTTGTTGCGCCAGTAGCAGATTCAAGTGAAAGTGCTAAACGCTTTTGCGCGGCTTCATCTTCAATTGCCGCTTTAACTCCATCGATGCCAATTTTTACGGCATAAGCTGCTGCTGCGGCTGCGGCTGCGGCAAATGCTGCGGCTGCTATCTTGCCAAACTTTTCAATTTGTCCAGTAAAACCCTGAACATCATTGTCGGCAGTTTCTAACTTCTTTTTAAGATCATCGACATCTGCAAGGATGGATAACTTGAGCGTTCTACTTCCAGCCATTATGCCCACTCCTCCAGAATTCCACTAAACGCCTTTTCCCACTTTGCAATCAATTCAGGCTGAATTGCGCGAAGGGTTGGATAGATAAAGTAGCCGGAATTCCCTCGTCCTTTGCGTGGTGTTCGGTTTGGGAATTGCTTAAATCGATTACTACCGAATTCAAGACCAGCCCATAGGATTTGCGTTGTACCACCGCCAGAAAAACGCTGGGATGCAAACCCGTAGGAAAATTCTCCGATTTTGGATGACTTTGAAACTTTTGCGCCTTCGGCAACTCTTTGGACGGCTTTCGCAGCAACGATGCGAGTTGCAGCAGTTTCTTTAATAGCACCAACGGCAAACTCAGCAAGAGCAGAAGACTCACGCTTAGCGGCATCAGCAGCAGCTTCATCCATAGCCTTGAACGCTTTGAGGATACCTCGGAGGTCGGATTTGTCGTACTGAATTTTGGGTTCAGTTGCCATTCCTTTTCTCCAATACCTCGATTGCGGTCAAAATCTGTTCGGCTTCGATCCATTCGCTCATTGGGATTCCCGTTGCTATTGCTAGTTCAACGATGATCCGATTTAGGCTTCCGGCTGGGTAACTTTTGGGTCAACATCACCAGTTGTCACACCGGCGATTGTTTCGCTCCATAT